GAAAACTCCCCCGCTCTACCAATTGGCGCCTACTAGCCGGCGATAAGCCATCGTCACGCGTTCTACAAGGGACATCCTAACACTTGGTGGCCTTCTGTTAAGCGCACCGGTTGCCCGCACGCTATGAAACCAGTTGGCAAGTGCTTCTAGTTCCCCGTACTCCTCCGAGTCCCGTTTAAGGGACTCTAGTATGAAAGGCGGTATTACATCCCTTAGCTTAGCGACGAGCGCCTCCCGTACATACGCTTGCGCGTAATTCTGGTTGGCGTTTTCCTGTTTCCTCACCACAGTCAACATATCCTGCACCTGCAGGGCCATTGACTGCAACCATGGACCATATAGCCGCTTGTCGACGGCTGGTCCCCAGGTTTTGGCGATGAGTTCCTCCAACCCCTGGTCGGGGTTGGCAACGTCGTTACCTAATAGGTATTCTGACGTGCTCATCTGCACCACGGAGGATGAGATAAGCTTCCGTAAAGTGTACAAACCAGCCGAAATCAGCTGATTTTCTGTCCTGACCCGCGTCAGATCTTCTAAAAACAGTTCTAACCGAGCCTCCATCGGAAGGCCGTAGGGGTTTAGACCTAGACCCCAAGGCTCGGGAACAGTCTCCAGGATCTTTGCTATGGCCACCTGTCGTCTGGTAAGTAAGACATAGCCTTCTCGGCCAAAAGCCTTGACTATGTCGAAGAAGTTGTCATCACTAGGCAACCGCCATTTATACGAGGGGTATTGAGCCTCGCAAGTGATGAGTCTGCTGCAGAATTCGCACGCACTATCCGAGACCAAGGTTTTATCCTTGGAAACGGGGACCCCTAAATCCCCTAAAAGTCCCACGATCAGCTCGCCCGCCGTCTCCGAAAAGACAACGAGGTCATCACCGACCTGGACGCTCAGGTCACCGGCGGAATAGCTATCGTCCTCACGGGACTGATAGCAGGCACCTTGTACAAGGGCGCCTAAGGTTATGGATAGAGCTAAGTTAAACACAGGGTACCAACCGAGAGGTTGGCCCTCTGTCCACGTCACTTCATCCTTACCGGCCACAGCACTCCAGCTTGGTGGTAAGTGCCAGGGTAATGCGCACACTTCTCGGTAGAAGTTGATCCATTGCTGGTCAACACCGAGGAGAGCTAGCGTGAAGGTCACGAGCTCCCTTGGAAAGTTATCGGTTGCTCCCTCGAGATCAATCGAATAGGAGACACGATGTTTCCGCAACAGTTCTTGGGCCCTCCTTCGACCCGACTCCTGGTCATACTGGAAATTACCAGTTAATCTTACGCAGACTCGCTCGGACCAGGCAAACAGCGGATATGCCGCAGCTTGAAGGCTACGGTAGGGATTCGCGACAAATCTGCCTTTGTATCCGGGCTCTTGGACACAGCTAACCGCCCCGGCACACGGTTGTAAATCCGTAGTGCCAAGCTCCTCACGTATCGCGATCATATCGCTGATATGGCTGTCGAGATGGGGTTCTAACCCCCTGAACACCTCCGAGAAGATGTTCCAGTACCTCTCAACAAACACCCCCCCATCTGTTACGATGGAGAAGGCTGAGTCTAAAACGCCTTCGGGCTCTGGTAGACGCATAGTGCCGAACAAAGGCACACTCTTAGCGTCAGTCACGGGATAATCCAGTATCGAGAGGCCCTTAACTTCGGGTCCTCGTGGGAACACGACACCGGACTGCTTCCAAGCAGTTAAACCCGTTTGGATGTAGGTTTTCGCTTGTTCCAACGAACTCGCCGTCACAGGAGGTCTTTCGACACCCCTGACAAACTTAACCCACTGCTTCTTGGTAATCTGCGCAGCGGAAAACTGCGTATACACCATGAGACAGTTCCACACCTTCATGAACTGACTAGGATGCAGGGTCCACAGGGTCCGAAAGGCTCCTGTGGGCGTACCATCCTTATGCCTCGCGACATAGTGGGAGTCAGCCCGACCGAGAAACGTATTGAGGCGGAAGGCCTTCAGGTCTTTCAACCTTCGAACCGTATTCTCCTCCCCCATGCATCGGGCCCACTTTTCGATTAGGTCGATAATGGGTAACGCTTGACTTGGTGTTAAACCGAGCATACGCAGGCGCCGCATAGCAGAAGATTGTCTCTTGGCGATTTTACTCGCTGAAGAGGTTTTTCGAGGCTTTGCCTTAGCGTCGGCCACGTTTATCCCTCCAATCTGATGCGCACGATCCACGCACGACTACGACCGATTAACGTCTGTCGTCTGACGAGCTCGATCTTGAAGGACAAGCCCTCTTGGCTGAGCTTCA